AAGCCGGAAGGGTTAACGGACGGTACAGTTTATTCACTCTATACGCCATCAGAGCAGTTTTATCCGCCTGGCGCACCAATCCCGTGGCCATCAGATACCGTTCCGTCTGGTTATGCCCTGATGCAGGGGCAGACTTTTGACAAATCTGCATACCCGAAACTTGCAGCCGCTTATCCGTCAGGCGTGATCCCTGATATGCGTGGCTGGACGATTAAGGGCAAACCCGCCAGTGGTCGTGCCGTATTGTCTCAGGAACAGGACGGCATTAAATCGCACACCCACAGCGCCAGCGCATCCAGTACGGATTTGGGGACGAAAACCACATCGTCGTTTGATTACGGAACTAAATCCACAAATAACACCGGAGCACATACACACAACTTTGCTTACAACAATACTTCAGCATACGCAGAAACTCCCGGTACCGGTGGTGGAATGCATGCAACTAACACAAGAAAGACAGCAAGTAATCGCGTATTAAGCGCAGGAGCTCATACTCACACAGTAGCAATAGGTGCGCATACACATAAGCTCGCTATTGGTTCGCACACACACACCATTACCATTGCCGCTTATGGCAACGCGGAAAACACCGTAAAAAACATCGCATTTAACTATATTGTGAGGCTTGCATAATGGCATTCAGAATGAGTGAACAACCACGAACCATAAAAATTTATAATCTGCTGGCCGGAACCAATGAATTTATTGGTGAAGGTGATGCATACATTCCACCTCATACAGGTCTACCTGCAAATAGTACTGATATTGCTCCGCCAGATATTCCAGCTGGCTTCGTGGCTATTTTCAACAGTGATGAGGCATCGTGGCATCTTGTTGAAGACCATCGGGGTAAAACAGTTTATGACGTGGCATCAGGGGACGCGTTATTTATTTCTGAACTCGGCTCATTACCGGAAAATGTCACCTGGTTATCCCCGGAAGGGGAGTTTCGGAAGTGGAACGGCACAACGTGGGTGAAAGATGCAGAAGCAGAAAAAGTGTTCCGGATACGGGAGGCGGAAGAAACAAAAAACAGCCTCATGCAGGTAGCCAGTGAGCATATTTCGCCACTTCAAGATGCCGTAGATTTGAATATTGCAACAGAGGAAGAAACATCGTTACTGGTGGCATGGAAGAAGTATCGAGTGCTGCTGAACCGTGTTGATACATCAAGAGCACCGGATATTGAGTGGCCAGCTTCCCCAGTGAAATCAAGGAGTAAACAAGCATAAAGGCTTTCATTTCAAACCATTGTAGTCCAGTTTTTTGTATAGTACCCTGCTCATTTCGGATGACATGTGTGATTTGGAATTTCAGGGTACCATTATGAATGTTATTTCATCATTAAAACAGCTTAACAGACAGCGAAATATTAAAACAAAAAAGATAAAGACGAAGGCCAGACTGGCATTTCTAAAAATGCGATACAGAAGGAAAACATCATTACAGCCGGATAGTTATAAAACAGTGTGCATTTTCATGCACATGCAAGCCATTGGTGACGGCATCGTTACCTCAGGGTTTATTAAACAACTTCAAAAATCCGGTATGGTGGTATATGTGATAGCACCTTCAAGAGTATCATTCCTCTTTACTGATATTGTTGGCGTGGATGCCTTTATATCTTACGAGAAAAATAAATTTAACGAACTAAAAGCAAAGATAAAAAAACTGAATGTAGATCTTGTTGTTGACTTCTCAAATTTTGATAACACAGCGATAACCAGATTGCAAACACTACATTTACTTAGACCTAAACACTCTATCTGTTTTAATCATCCTGCCGTAACTATTTTTGATACAAATATAATCGACAATCGTTCCATTCACACATCTGAAAGAATGAAAAAAGTTTTATCTTTACTAAAGATAAAAAATAATAATTATGCTGCAGCGCTTAATTTTGACAACAAAATATATGAGCCAGCAAATATTGTTGCAAATGAATTCAGGAAGAAAAACAAAAAATTAGTTATATTTAACCCTTATGGCTCTCAGAATAGCAGAACCTTATCTGATGAACAGATAAACAAAGTACTAGCTTACCTTAATAACCTTAAGGGATATCACACAATAGTTTTTAATATGGGAAAACAGATTAATCATAATGGATTGGATAATGTGTCTCTATCTCCATTTTCTGATGCCGGATGTTCATTTGCATTGGTTCGCCATGCTGATTTTGTTATAACTGTAGATACTGCCATTGTACATTTAGCCAGTGCATTAAACATTAGACAATACTGTATATATAATAACAGAATGCATGAAGGAAAATTCGAAAATAATATTGTGTGGGGGCCAAACAGCAAATTAGCGACTCAACTCACCACATCCGAACATCTAAGGTCTGAAGGGGGCGACGATATGCATAAATTCGACATAATGATCTTAATTAATGCTATCAAACAAGATTTGACAAACGATATACCGAATTACCACTCGGATTTAGGTTGTAAAAATAGTTCCAGAAACCCAGAATTAGAAAGTAGCAATTCTTTATAAAGTAGAAACCTCAACAGTTTTATCAGGACCTACGATATATTATATAACAACAAGCCGCCCATTACCCAATATGAGGGTATTGGCGGCAATGTAAAATCAGAACAGTCCTTTAACTGAACTGGCCGCGCTGTTAAGAGATGATGTCACCTTATCTTTGAAGCCGGACAGCATATCGCTGAACGATGAGGATTGCAGGCGCTCCCGCAAATCCTCATCACAGCGTTCAAGGGTCAGTGAAAATTCTATCTTTTTCGCCTTACCGTAGCGATCAAACTCGGAACGGGTCGTATTCGTTCCGGTCAGGACATACATGCCGTAAATCTGCCCGACACCATCAATCAAAGGCCAGGGTCGTCCTGTATACGCCTGCGTGGTCAGCAGCGACAGCGACACTTCGCCACCTGTAATTTCAGGATAAAGCACACCAGAAAGCACGATGCGATCATCACCTGCACCGATATACTGCCAGCTTGCTGAACGGTTAACGCGTTCATTTTTCACATGCCGCCAGCTTTTGTTTTGCTGTAACTGCTGATGCGGCAGCGTGCGCAGCTCAAAAACAAACATGCCGTAGATCATCATCATGGCCATGACTCCTCAATCTTTATCGTAAAAACTTCCACGCCCGGCACGGGCGCGCCGTTCCATTTCTGCCCTGACCATTTCACCGACCAGTTTCGCCAGTTCGCGGGGATTCTGCGTAACAACGTTATGCAGATGAACATGAATTTCACCGCCAAATCCGGAGGCAACAGGCTCCCGGTTACGGGAAGTTGCAGGAACTGATGCCACTGGCGATCGTATGGCCTCTGCCACCGGGCGGGAGCTGGCCGCAACAACAGGGACCAGCGCCGGAGGCAGCGGAGCCGGAACCACAGGTGTGATATTAATTGCGGGGGCAGGCTTACTGACCTGCGCAATCTTCCGCTCCTGCCACTCCCCACGAACAGCAAGTACGCGGGGCAGGTTCTTAAAGACAATGTCGCCGGGGCCAATGCGTTTTTTCGTCTCATCAACCAGCTTACCTGTGTTATCAGCAATTTTGCTGAGTCTGCGTAGCGTACCGGTATTGCTGTCTGTGAGCGGTTTGTTGTCTTTGGGTTTATCACCTCCGGTGCCATTGCCATTTTCCACAGACTTCGGCGGATTGATTTTCGCCAGGTCCCCCTGAAGCAAGGCAACCTTGTCCTGAAGAATGGCCGCACGCTGTGCGTCTTCGATTTTCTTGCGCGCCCTTTCCGCTTCATCCGGAAGCACACCGAGCTTTTCAAGTATCCACGCCAGCGTATCCAGTAGCATTTTTGCAGGTGTCAGAACAAGTTGTAACGCACCGCCAAGAACGTTACCGAATATCTCGCCAGCACTGGTACATTTATCCAGCGTTTCCTTGCTGGACTCCATCGGTGACAGCAGCGATTTAAACCAGTTAAACACCTGGCTGATCCCGCTTCCGATTGCGTCAAAAACAGGACCAAACCGTTCAAAGGTTTCGCGCAACGGGGTCAGCCTTTCCATAATCCCGCTGAACACCCCGGCAAAAAATGCCCTGATGGGATCCCAGTATTTCCAGATAAGAACGGCAGCTCCGGCAAGCGCAGCCACGATAAGACCAACCGGACTGAACAGCGCCCCGATAGCGCCTCCCAGCAAAGAAACAGAACCCGTCACCATTCCCCACAGCGCAGGCAACACCCTGATGACATTCATTGACCGGGTAAGAATGTCGAAACCAAGACGCAGGGTGGCCAGCTTCCCATAAAGCACCCCAATAACCAGCGACAACGAGCCAATCGTTGCAGTCATTGCCAGCAACGCACCGCCTGCTATCAGTAGCTGGCGCGTGAGTACCGGATGGGCCTGCGCCAGCGAGGTGATTTTTTCAAGCACCCGCGTGAGCCACTGCGTGACAGAACGCAGCGGACCGTCAACCAGATCACTGATGCGAATACGAAGACCTTCCCATGCGCTGTCGAGATTTTTCAGGTCCCCATCAAGATTATCGGCCATTACTTTTGCAACGCGATCGGCCTCTCCCCTTGCCCCCTGCAATTCTCTGGTCAGTTTTTGCAGTTCTCCTGAACCAGCCGCCGCAACAAGCGTCTGCAAACCAACGAACGCCTCTTCTCCGGCGATGTCCTTGAAGAAGGAGACCTGGTCCACCTGTCCGTATTTTTGTGTCGCCTTATAGAGATCAAGCAGCACATCCTCCATCGGGCGCATTTTGCCTCTGGCGTCAGCAACTGACACCCCCAGCTCTTTCAGTGCATCAGCCGCAGCTTTTGGCGGTGATGCAAGGCGGGACAGACTTGCGCGCATGGCCGTACCAGCATCGCTTCCGCGAAGACCATTATTGGCAAGCATCCCGGCCATGGCCGCCGCTTCTTCAAGACTGATACCAAGTTTTGCGGCAACCGGACCGGTATACTTCATGGTTTCGCCCAGCGCGCGTAAATCAGTATTGGTCCGGGTGAATGCTGCTGTCAGCGTATCGCCAACCCGGTCCATTTGATCGGCTGTCAGGTTGAACTGTGTGAGGATATTGGAGCCTATATCAGCCGTCTCGCCGAGTTCGACGCCACCTGCCAGCGCCATATTAAGAACACCGGGCAATGCGGCCTGAATGGCCTGCGGAGTAAAACCAGCCATTGCCAGAAAGCTCTGCCCACTGGCGGCATCACTCGCAGTAAACTGTGTTTCAGAGCCAAGTTTTAACGCCTGCTCACGCAGCGCCTTAAACTGCGGGCTGTTTTTGTCGATTCGCGTCAGTGCCTGAACGCGGGACATCTCTTTGCCGAACCCGATCGCAGGCTGCAAAAAACGCCCGGCAGCATAGCCGCCCGCCGCTGCCGCACCAATTGCCAGCGCACCACCTGTTTTCAGTTTTCCCGCTGTTTCCTGCGCGCGCGAATACCGCTCACGCGCCCGCGTTACACGCGCAAGCGCCTGCCGTTCGCGTTCAAGCTGGTTGTTGTACTGTTCGGTGCGTCTGATGGCCTGCTGGATGGTGTTATCGCTGCCTGTCAGGGAAATGCCGTGGCGTTTCAGCTCTCCGCCAAGTTCCCGCATTTTCTGAATTTCCCGTGTGCGCGATTCATTCAGGCGTTCAAGCCGGGTGCTTAACTGCTGCATCAGCTTTTGTTGTTTTTCGCTGAGCACTGTACCCGTGCGTTGTAACTGATTAAGGGCGTTAAGCTGGCGTCGTGCTTTCAATATGCCAGCATCCGCTTTACTGACAGCGTCACGGGCGCGCTCAAATGAACGCGCCTGACGCTCGAGATTTTTGATCGCCCCCTGCGTTCGCTGGATGGAGTCACCAAACTGCCCCATCAGGCGGCGGGCGTTTTCGGCAGGCCGGGTCAGCCTGTCAACGGCGCTGAAAGCGACCCGGATGTCAAGAGTCTTCATTGTCTGCATTCCCGCTGCGAAGTGCCGCCCGCTCACGCCAGCTAACCACTTCGCCGGGCGTCATCATGAAGATTTCGGCGGGCGACCAGTTAAAAATGGCGGCAATATCCGCCACCAGATCTTCGATGTGCTCAAAGCACACCAGGGTGATTACGCTGCCGTCTCCTGCACGCTCTTCGCGCCAGAGTCTGGCTCGCTCATAAAATTTACAGCCACAGCGCACAACTGAATAAAATCGCGTGACGACATTTTTTTAATCATCACTTCATCCAGTCGTGGCGAGGTCACGCGAGGCAACAGCGTGAACATGGTATCCGCTTTCAGATTCAGCACATCAGACAGCGACAGACCACGCAGGGATCCAGCCTGCTCAATAGCCCCGGTGATCTCCACATACGTGATTTTTTCGCCACCACGCTCAATTGGTCGGGTCAGTTTTACGCCACGTTCGACAGCCATATCCTCACCTGCCGTCACATCATCCGCCACGGTGTTATTCCGGGTTTCAGTATCGATGTCTTTCATCAGTTGTCTCCTTTTCAGTCAGAGGCGACGCACTGCGCCGCCTGCATATTACTTATCAGCCAAGCCCGAGCGCGGAACGGATACGGTCAGGCACAATGTCCTTGCCGTCCTTCCGGTAGATGTGGTTCAACAGGTCGATTTCCCACAGCGGGCGATCGTTAACACTCAGCTTGTAGTAGGTGTTTTTGACAGCGTAAGTGTGTGATGTGGCTTCGCCCTGTTTGGCTTCCCCCATATCAATTTCCGTCACACGCCCGCGCATCTCGATTTCATACAGATCGCTTTCTGCATCGGTGTAGTATTCACCCGCAAAACGCAGCAGCGTGCCGTCAATCGTGCCGCCATATTTAAGGAACAGCGCACGAACAGCTCCCCCCATGACAAAACTCGCATCAAGCGCGGAGTCGTCCAGACCGAGATCAATACTTACCGCCCCCATCATGCCACCACCACGATAGCTGTCGGTTTTGCGCGTCAGTTTGGGCGGCGTGACGGATGTCACTTTACCCACTTCGTTTTCACCATCCACAAACAACGTAAAAAAGCGAAGATGTTTTGGTACAGCCATCAGGCACCTCCCAGCACCGCAAATGCGGGACCAAAGAATTCATCAGTAAACGTCTGGTAAAGCTCCATGTCTTCCAGCGGGGGAACAGGCGTATATTTGTAGCGAATACGCACACGTCCCTGACGTAAATTCGTGGTACCGTTATCCACCACGTCATACCAGCACTCCGCACCAATCAGTTTCCCGGCAGTAACCAGCGAATCCAGTTTTGCCCTGATGGCACTGATAACATCCTTCACATTCGCAGGCGTCAGTGGACTGTCGATGGTTTCAAACTGCGCTTCCGCAATTGAATCAGCCAGCACCTGTGCGGTTCGGGTATACACCTCAAAGATGTAGGCGTTCGTTTCCGGTGTGCGGTTGCCCCAGAAGCGGAACCCGTTGCGACGAATAATGGTCGTGATTTCTTTATTATTGAGGCTGTTGGCATCGCTGTCTTCGGCCTGCAACGACCAGAACACATGCCTCGACATCCCCAGCACATTTTTAACCGGAACGTTGGACAGTGATTTGTGCCAGCCCTGCTCATGGTCAATGTACGCACGAAGGCCGCACGCATAGGCAGGCGCGGGGAACGTTTCGTTTTTGCCACTTTTCGGGTTGTAGGCGATGAAGTCCGGCCATAAGAGCATCACCTCACGTTCGTTGAATTTCTGGCGGTAGGTAATTGCCTCAGCCATCGTGTTACAACCATGACATGTGGCATACACAAACGCGCGCAGTTTACCCGCAATCACGCACAGGGATTTTGTCACCGCCTCCGTGTCCAGCTCCGGCGCGGCCAGAATACGCGGACGGTATCCGATGCTTTCATCCTGCTCTGCAACAAGCAGCGCATACATCCCCGTATAGCTGCCATCATCCTCAGAACCACCGATAACCAGTTGATCCTGCGTCTTTCCGTCTTCTTCTTTGTGTTCAGCCACGCGAACGACGATCACCTTTGTGCTCACCTGGTCTGCGATGGCCTTAAGCGCACGATAAAGCGTCCCCGTTGTCCCGCATTTTCCCAGCACGTCATTGACGCGGGTCAGCAGTGTGGGCTTGTTCAGCGGGAACAGCTTCGCGTCCGCATCATCCGCCGTTGCCACGATACCGATAACGCTGGAATCAACATCGTTAATCGCTGTTACCAGGTCGGTATTTTCCGTAACACGGGCACCATGAAAACGAGTTTCACTCATAGCTTCAGCCCCTTGTATCCGTTAAATGATTCAGCAACAATCATCACCCACCACGCGCGTAATCTCACCCCTGCGCTATTCTCCCGCCACGGCGACAACAAAAAGCAGTAACCCCCTCCGCACGCACATGCGACCATGCCGCACAGGGAGGGAACAGATGACCGACACAACCATGCAATTGCTCAGTCAGGGCACAGACCCCGTGAAAATGCCGGATTTTGATATTCTTGCGGAGGGTAAAACGCTGTCAGGCGTGGCAGAGCGCCTGATGAGCCTGTCACTGACCGACAACCGGGGATTTGAGGCGGACCAGCTCACCATCACGCTGGATGATGCGGATGGTCAGTTGCAGCTACCGCCACGGGGCGCGCGCCTGACGGTTCTCATTGGCTGGAAAGGAGAACCGCTGACAGAAAAAGGCACTTACATTGTTGATGAAATCGCTCACGAAGGACCGCCGGACAGGCTGACTGTTTCAGCCAGAAGCGCAGATTTTCGGGATGAATTTAACGTTAAACGTGAGGTGTCCTGGCATGATGTGACCCTTGAGCGTGTGGTATCCGCCATCGCTCATCGGTATGGTCTGAAACCACAAATCAGCGAAATGCTGATGGATATCGAAATCGACCACGCCGACCAGACCGAAGAAAGCGACATGTCCTTCCTTACGCGCATGGCGGAAATGCTGGGCGCAATCACCACGGTAAAAAGCGGCAATCTGTTATTCATCATGCCAGGTGGTGGCGTGAACGCACAGGGCCAGCCGTTGCCCTCGTTCGCCATTACACGCAGCAGCGGCGATCGCCATCAGTTCCGTATTGCTGACCGCGAGGCGTATACGGGGGTACGCGCCTACTGGCTTGATCTTAATTACGGGAAAAAGAAAAAAGTCAGCGTGAAACGCCGCAAACCGCCAAAACCCAAAAAGGAGAAAAGCAGCAGCCGTGAAGGTGATTATATGGAAGGCGCGGAAGGCAATGTGTTTGTGTTACGCAAGACTTATCAGAACGAGCAGGCAGCAAGACGCGCAGCGGCGGCAAAGTGGCAGCAGTTACAACGCGGAGCCGCATCATTCTCCATCACACTGGCACGTGGACGCGCAGAACTCTACCCCGAAATGCATGGCACGGTAACAGGATTTAAAAGCGAGATTGATAATCAGGACTGGATTATTGCAAAAGCCGAGCACACCATTGATAACAGCGGCTTTACCACACAGCTTGAGCTTGAGGCAAAAATCCCGGAATGGATAGCGGAAACAGAGTGAGGAACTTAGAATAGCGACAGCACCACGTTAAGGGAGGTCGCTATGTTCCGTTGTCCGCTTTGTGGCGCATCTGCCCGTATCCGCACCAGTCGTCCGGAAAATGATTCAAACACCGTGCGGCAAAAGTATTACCAGTGTAACAACCTGGAATGCGGCGTATGCTTCTCAACACTGGAAGCTTTCCATAAATTCACATCGAAACACGCCTCCGGCGTTCACTCATCAGAAGGTATCCCGTGGCATGAGCTGCCAGCCTCACACAGGGGAAACAATCAGATGAGTTTGCCTTTACCTCAGAATTAACAGGCGGAATTGCCGGAGTAACAAAAAAGCGATAGATTACGCGCGGGTGCCTTTCGGCTGATGGTCGGAGGGAATACCCGAAGGCCAGATGTGGAAAGGCCCCGGAAAACATCTCTGTTTAACCGAGGCCCTAACCGCATTACCTTGACAAGTGAAAGGTTAGCGCCTCTCCGGAAAAGGAGCAAGTGCTATGTCGCAAAAATCGCTTACGGCCATCACGTTCTGCGTGACGGCAATCCTCATCATCTGGATGCTGCACGGTTCGCTATGCGAAATACGGATGAGCTTCTGGGGAGCGGAGTTTGCGGCGTTCTTACAGTGTAAGCAGTAAGGAAACCGCGACGGGGGAGCAATCCCCCGTCAATCGGTTGTCAGGGTAAGGTCGATAAGGCACCCTATCTCACAGACATGAACAACAAGCCCGCAGCGTAAAAACTGCGGGTTTTCTTTTTGGTATCCCCATCCATGAGCAATAGACATAACAGATCGATGCAATAAATCCGATCGATAAAAACGATCGATTTGCTATCATATCGGCAGCAGTAACCACACAAGAGGTGCCGCAAATGACGCAAAATGTACGATGCAAAAATTGCAACAAACTACTTGCCCGCGCCTCATTTCACTACATTGAAATAAAATGTCCGCGCTGCAAAACACTTAACCAGATAACGAGAGCCATCGAGCACCCCACATACATGAGGAGTTATGACCGTGGGGATCGCAATCCAACACCAACCAGCACATACACCGGAACACACTAAGGTTTATCAGACTGACAATGCCACGCTCTGTCGTGGGAATGCGCTGGAAATATTGCCGCTGATTGAGCCAGAAAGCATTGATGCCTTAATCACTGACCCGCCTTACAGTTCGGGTGCGACACACAAGGCCGGACGCACCAACCAGGGCAGCCATGCAAAATATCTGAACGGCGGGAACCTTCACCGCTTTGATGGGTTCGCGGGTGAAAACATGGACGCCCGTTCGTGGGCTTACTGGACACAATTATGGATGGCACAGGCACACCGCGCGGTCAGACCGGGCGGTTATGCCCTGGTATTTACTGACTGGCGACAACTACCAGCTTTAACCGATGCGTTTCAGGCCAGCGGTTTTACATGGCGTGGAATCATTGTGTGGAACAAAGGAAGGGGGTCACGAACACCCCATACGGGGTATTTCCGGCATCAGTGTGAATACATCGTCTGGGGCAGCAAAGGCCATTTAGATAAATCGCCTTCAGGTCCGTTCGACGGCTGCATGACGTTCCCGGTTATCCCGTCAAAGAAAATGCACCCGACCGGAAAGCCAGAAGAACTTATGGCAGAGCTGGTCAGGACTGCGAATAGTGGTGGAACAGTCCTTGATCCTTTTATGGGGTCAGGGACAACGGGTGTGGCTGCACTGAAAGCAGGACGCAAATTTATTGGTATAGAAACCAGTGATCATTATTTTGATGTAGCAACACAACGTCTCAAAACTGCGATCGAACCATAAGACAAAGCCCGCAATGTTGCGGGCTTACTCTACCTCTCGAAAATGTGGTCACCGCGTGGACATACGCTGATACAAATCCTTTTATATCAATAAATTAGATCTTTGTTTTTTTCATCAACAAGGATTTTCACGTTTGTGTTACCTGTATGAGACGAGAGTTAACCGGACAAGTGTGCCATAATCTCGCGGCCAGGCATACTTGCGAAGATTTCAGGTATAAGGATACGTAATGATACAACCTATTTCCGGCCCTCCTCCTGGGCAACCACCAGGTCAGGGAGATAACCTGCCGTCTGGCGCGGGCAATCAGCCTTTATCCAGTCAGCAACGTACTTCGCTGGAAAGCTTAATGACGAAAGTGACCTCACTGACGCAACAGCAAAGAGCAGAACTGTGGGCGGGTATCAGGCACGATATTGGTCTGTCGGGAGATTCACCGCTGCTTTCGCGTCACTTCCCTGCCGCTGAACATAATCTGGCGCAACGTCTGCTGGCCGCGCAAAAAAGCCATTCTGCCCGCCAGCTTTTAGCGCAATTAGGCGAGTATTTACGTCTGGGGAATAATCGTCAGGCGGTCACGGATTATATCCGTCATAACTTTGGTCAGACGCCGCTGAATCAGCTCTCACCGGAGCAATTAAAAACCATTCTCACCCTGTTGCAGGAAGGGAAGATGGTTATTCCGCAACCGCAGCAGCGCGAGGCGACCGACCGTCCTTTATTACCGGCGGAGCACAATGCGCTCAAACAGCTGGTGACCAAACTTGCGGCGGCAACGGGGGAACCCAGCAAACAGATCTGGCAATCGATGCTGGAACTTTCCGGGGTGAAAGATGGCGAGTTAATTCCAGCGAAACTGTTTAACCATCTGGTGACCTGGCTGCAGGCGCGCCAGACGTTAAGCCAGCAAAATACGCCGACGCTGGAATCACTACAGATGGCGCTAAAACAACCTTTAGATGCCAGTGAATTGGCGGCGTTATCGGCATATATCCAGCAAAAATATGGCCTTTCTGCGCAATCATCGCTTTCTTCTGCCCAGGCCGAGGATATTCTTAATCAGCTTTATCAACGGCGGGTTAAAGGGATTGATCCGCGTGATATGCAACCGCTGCTTAATCCTTTTCCACCGATGATGGACACGTTGCAAAATATGGCAACGCGTCCCGCGCTGTGGATACTGTTAGTCGCGATTATCCTGATGCTGGTCTGGCTGGTTCGTTAG